GACGTGGGGATCATCGTCTGGCAGGTGGTCCGGCACCACACCCGGCTGGCCGCCTACCCGGGCAAGGCGTTCGTCAAGTGCGACACCCACGGCGGGTCCACCGGCAAGACGACCGCGGCCTGCGAAGTCTGCCTCAAGGGCCTGAACATGATCAAGTGGCGGACCGTGATCCCTGACGAATGCCACCGGATGAAGGACGAAGGGTCCAAGCAGACCAGGGCGGTGCAGTGGCTGATGCAGCACGCCGAGAACGCCTGGCCGACCACCGGCACCCTGACCGTCCAGTCGGTGGCCGACCTGTGGCCGGTGCTCTACGGGCTGGACCCGGCCGCCTGGCCGGTGCGCTCGCGCTACCTGGACCTGTACGCCCAGCAGGAGTTCGCCTACCAGAACGTCGGCAACGTGGTGCTGGGGCTGCGGCCCGAGCACGCCGAAGCCTTCCACCTGGCCACGCTGCCCTACTTCCGGCGCATCCACCATGAGATCGCCCGCGCAGGCGAGCCGGGGCTGGCCGCCATCGAGTTCCGCTACCCGGAAATGACCACCAAGCAGGCCAGCGCCTACCACTCGATCGCACGGGCGGGCCTGGCCGAGCTTGCCAACGCTGACCTGGTGGCGGGCACCGCCATCGTGAAGTTCACCCGGCTGTGCCAGTTGACCGCGGCCATGATCGAGGTCTACGACAGCGAGACGGCCGAGGGCTTCACCGCCGAGGGCAACGTCCGGCTGACTACGCCGAGCCACAAGGTGGCCGACCTGCTGGAGTTCCTGGCCACCGAGGAAGGCCAGTGGATCGTGGCCTGCTCCACCCCGCAACTGGTGGACCTGGCGGGCAAGGCGCTCACCGAGGCGGGCATCACCTGGACCAAGATCGTCGGCGGGATGACCATGGACGCCAAAGACGCCGCGCAGCAGGCGTTCCAGCGCGGTGATCACCGGGTGATCTTCTGCACCTCGGCGGGCGGCGAGTCGATCGACCTGGACGCGGCCAAGGGCATCGGCTGGCTCCAGCCGAGCCCGAGCTTCAAGGAACGCGAGCAGATGACCGGCCGCGGGGACCGGTGGGGGCAGACCGAGCCATTCCGGCAGGTCTACTTCATCACCCCCGGCACCATCGAGGTCCGGCTGTTCCAGCTTGGCCTGGACCGGGAGGAAAGGCATGAGCAGGTCACCATGGACGCTGCTCTGCTCCGCTACGTGATGTCAGTGGAGCCCGACGAAATAGTAGGAGACGAAGGCCATGACACAGGCAGCAGTTACCAGCCCGCCTAACGGGCGGCTGGGCATCAGCAATTCCGAGATTCAGCTATTCAAGCGGTGCCCCCGCCAATGGCTGGTGGAGTATTACTGGGGATTCCTCCCCGCCGAGCCGAGCCCGCTGGGCGCGGCCAACCTCGGCATCCGCGTGCACCTCGCGCTGGAAGGCCATTTCGGCTACGGCCTGGACCCGCTGATGGTGCTGGACATCATCTACGGCCAGGAGGTCGCCAATCACCCGGACCTGGCCAGGGCGCTCAATGCCGACCTGGAAATGTCCAAGATCATGGTCGAGGGCCTGCTGGAGTGGATGGCCGCCGAAGGCCACACCGCCACCTTCAAGGTGGTCCGCACCGAGGCCGAGGTCCGCGTGCCGCTGCCCGGCTTCACCGGCATCGACCTGCGCGCCAAGCTGGACCAGATCGGCCAGCTAGAAAGCGGGCTGTTCGCCTTCCTGGACTGGAAAACGCGGGACCAGCTACGGCCGCGGGTGATCGTCCGGCAGGACCCGCAGATGCGGTTCTACTCGCTAGTCCAGTGGCTGGCCGCGGAGTACCCGCCGCCGATGCCCGGCCGCGGGCTGCCCGACACCGCGGGCAAGACCCCGCTGGTGCTCGGCGGCAACATCGTGCAGCTTCGCAAGGTGAAGCGGTCCAAGCAGAGCAAGCCGCCCTACTACCAGTGGGACCCGTTCGACCACACCCCCGAGATCATGGCCACTACCCTGCTCGGGGTGCAGCAGGTGGTGTCCGAGATCCTGGCCGTGCGCGCCGCGCTGGACGACTGCTACCGCCGCGGCGGGGACCTGCGCGAGGTGGACTTCATCCAGCGCACCATGGCCCGGCCGGTGTGGGTGGACCACGACTGCTCCTGGCGCTGCCCGCTGGCCAAGGGCGCGTGCGGCATGATGGACGACGGCGCAGCCTGGGCCGAGTACTTTGTCTCAAGCGGCAGCTATGTTCAGGGTGACCCCTACGAGAGGTACGGGCGCGGCAGCATCGCAGCGCTTGTCTCCGCCGCAGGCTAAGCTGTACGTACAAGGCAGCAGACAGGACGAAGGCCCATGACCATCCAGCCGTACCAGACAGTGCCAGCCGGGCTGCTCAACGGGGCTGCCCAGGCCCGCCAGGCACAGGGGCTGGCGATCGGCGTGCACGCCCGGCCGAAGATGGGCAAGTCCTCGCTCGGCGTGTCCGGCCCCGGCCCATGCGCGCTGATCGACAGCGAGGTGGCCGGGGTGTGGACGCCCGGCCGCAAGGTCTACTGGGACCCCGCCCGGCAGACCGTGCCGCGGTGGCACGGGCCGGACGACTGGCAGATCTGCGACATCCCGGTGCAGAGCATCGACACCCTGTTCGCGGTGCAGGGGGTGCTCGCCAGCGGCCAGCACCCGTTCAACTCGATCAGCGTGGACTCGGTGCCCGCGGTCGCGCACCGCGCCATGATGGCGATGGCGGCCCGGCGCAAGATGGAGCGCGACGACTGGGGCCAGCTTCTGCGGGACATCCTCCAGTTGATCGTCGGCTTCAAGGACTTGCTGGTGCACCCCACCAACCCGGTCTGGTCGGTGGTCTACGTGTTCCCCACCCACTACGACGTCAAGACCCGCAAGATGCGGCCCTACCTGCAAGGCCAGTCGGCCGACCTGGCCCCCTACCAGTTCGACCTGATGGGCACCATGTACGTCCAGGGCACCCACCCGGACGGCAGGCCGATGCACCACCTGTTCACCGGCCCGAGCAACGAATACGAGACAGGCGACAGGCTGTGGGGGCGTCTCCCCGCGGACCTGATCATCGGCCACCCGGGCATCGTGCCCGGGTGGACAGTCGAGACGATGGTGCAGCACGCCATCGCCAGCCAGTAGGCAGAAGGAGAAGATCATGACCTACCCGCCACAGCCATACGGCCAGGACCCCTACCAGCAGCAGCCCCCGCCCGGCTACGGCCCGCCGCCTCAGCAGGGCTACGGCCCGCCGCCTCAGCAGGCTGGTCCCCCGCCCGCGCAGGGCTACGGCCAGCCGCCCGGCGCACCCGGTGCCTACGGCCCGGAGCAGCCGCACTGGCAGCAGATGTACGACAACGCCGACACCAGCACGGGCGGCGACTACGAGGTGGGCTGGCACCCTGCCCACGCCGAGCAGTCCGACTACGGGCTGACGCAGAAGCAGGACAAGTTCGCCTGGACCGTGGTGTTCCGGTTCGACGGCGGGCCGAACAACGGCAAGCAGATGACCACCACCATGGCCATCAGCGAGTTCAAGAACGACGGCCAGGTCAACTCTGGCGGCACGGCGAAGCTCTACCGCCAGCTTGGCGCGCTCGGCATCCCGGTCGGGGAGAAGTTCGGCGGCCAGCCGGGCTCGCCCGCCTTCTGGAACCTCGGCTGGACCGGCGAGCAGGTGGCCGCCTACATGATCAGCAACCCGGCCCCGGTGCAGATCCAGGTCTACTACGACGAGAAGTGGGGCAACTTCAAGATCGGCGGCATCCGCGTGGCCCGCGGCCCCGGTGGCGCTCGCCCGGCGGCTCCCCCGGCCCCGCAGCAGGCTCCTGTGCCCGGCCTGGGCGGCTACCAGCCCGGCCCGCCCGCTCCGGGCTACGGACCGCCCCAGGCGGCTCCTGCGCCCGCCCAGGCGGCTCCTGGCTACCCGCCGCCAGGCCCGGGTCCCCAGCAGGCCCCTGCGCCGTACCAGCCGCCCCAGGCCCCCGCGCCAGGTGGCTGGCAGCCCGCGCAGGGCATCCCGCCACAGCACCCGATGTCGGAGTTCCAGCAGGGCACCACGTGGAACCCCGGCCAGCCGCAGCCGGGCCAGCCCGCCGCTGCTCCGCCGCAGCAGTACGCTCCGCCGCAGCAGCCCCCCGCTGGCCCGCCTGCCCAGGCCCCCGGGCCGATGCAGCCGCCCGGCAACGGCTACCCGCAGCAGGGCCAGGTGCCCGGCCAGCCGCCACAGGGAGGCGTGGCACCCCCGCCCTGGAAGCAGTAGGACTGCCTGCCCCCGGCCCGCTCCGGGGACAGGCGTGGAGGGAAGGCGTCAGCCGACCCCCCTGGAGCCCCGACCCGCCCGGCCGGGGCTCCAGTCTTTGCTACGATCAGCCCACCAGGAAACGACGCGGGCATAGCGTCTCTACCAAGAGCACCGCGCAGCCCATCGTTGCCAGGAACTGAGCGGAGCAGCCCCGGTGTCCTCAAGCGCCGGGGCTGCTCCATGTCTGAAACCCGTTGACAGAACCTGTTGACAGAACCCGCTGCATCACATAGACTCAAATCAGCAAGGCGGGCAGGCTCCAAAATGTCAGACCCCCTCGCTAGGCTCAAAGGCAAAGGTCAGAAGGACCAAGACAGGAGACAGATCAGATGTCAGCAGAAACCAGCAAGTGGCTCAACACGATGACCCTCCAGGGCTTCACCAAGCAGCGCGGGCATGCCTGGCACTACGACGTGAGCGCCCAGGACGCCGAGTCCAACCACTACCCCGGCGCGATCCCCTTTGAGGACGTCAAGCGGCGGCTGTTCTACTGGGTCGCCACCGAGGGCGCAGTCAGCACCCGCGTCCGGGTCGGCGGCAAGTGGCGGACCGTCAAGGTGCCCGGCAAGAAGTCGCTGAGCCACCCCGAGACGGGCGAGGTGTTCTCCATCGTGGGCAAGAGCTTCGCCACTCACAACTACTACCCCTGGCTGGTCGAGAACTTCCAGACCGTCCTGGACACCCAGGAACTGAACATCGGCAGCGCGGGCCTGCTCAAGGGCGGCGCGCAGGCATGGGTCCAGATCGAGCTTGACGAGACGGTGGAAGGCCCCGGCGGCATCCGCCACCGGCCGTTCTTCACCGGCTCATGCGTGCTGGATGGCTCCCGGTCCGACGTCTACGGCACCGGCTCGGTGCTGGCAGTGTGTGACAACACCCTGTCCTCGGCGCTGGGCAACTTCTTCGCCCAGGTCAAGTACGCGCACCGCAAGGGCGTGGAGTTCCAGCCCCAGGCAGTCCGCGACAAGCTGGAGCTTCTGATCGGCACCACCGACGCGGTGAACGCCGAGCTTGAGGCCCTGCTGGGCATGAAGGTCAGCGATGCGAACTGGGAGAAGTTCGTGGTCGCCACGATCGGCAAGGACCGCCCGTTTGAGGCTGGCCGCGGCCAGACCAACTGGGACGGCATGCACGACGCGCTGACCGCGCTCTACCGCAACGACGACCGCGTGGCCCCGTGGACCGGGACCGGCTTCGGTGCGCTCCAGGCCGTCAACACCTGGCGGCACCACGTCCAGGTCGCCAAGAACGTGGCCGGTGGCCGCGCCGAGCGGAACATGATCAACCGCCTCGATGGCACCAACGACAAGGCCGACGCCCGCTCACTG